ATGGAAAACGACTTCCACGACGCGTTCCGCTACCGTGCGCGATCCCCGCTGCCGACCGTCGACGGCTTTCTGTTCATCGAGCTGTCGACCCAGCCGATCCCGTATCACATCGCCTATTGCTATGCCGGCGTCGTGGACCCGGAACTGTGCCACATGCTGGCCCGGCAGTCGTGCCGCATCGCCTGCATGGCCAAGGACGTGACGCGCGGGCGCCTGCCCCGGTCGAAATTGCGTCGTTTCGTCACGCCGCAGTGCTCCGCGCGCCTCCTGACGATGTCGGATCTGATCGGCCGCGACGCCGACCAGGCCGGCGGGCAGCTGGGACTGCCGGTGATACCCCAGATGGTCAGCGGGATGATGATCACGCCCGAACGCATCGAGTCGGCCGTGCACCTGACCGTCGGCGCCGACCACCATTGGGTGAACCTGTCGATGCGCTACATCGGCAGCCGATGGCTGTGCGACATGGCCGACGTCGGTTGAGCCATCGGCGTGCGGCGGCTGGCGGCGCTATAGTATGAAGCTATCCCAGCCGTAATGCCATTAGGATGCACGGAACCGTTGCGGCGCAACGGTTTCCGGGTCTTCGAACGGCTTCGGACGGTGATTTTCGGCAAAACGCGACACGCCGCAAAAACCAACGATTCACGACCGTTGGCAAGGCGCATAGAGTGAACCTTAGAGTGGACTCCCGAACGAAGGGAGCCTGCATGGCATCGACAGCCACGACACGCCGGACGAAAGGCGCCGGCGCCGTATTCCAAGACGGCAAGGGCGTGTGGCATTTCCGCACCGAACGAGGCTACGACCCCGTAACCGGAAAACGTTTGCCGCCCATCGAGACCACCGGCCGCATCAAATCCGACACGCGCGACCGCCACAAGGCCAAGATCCTCGAATACCAGCGAACCGGCGTCCTGCGCTCGCAGAAGGGCCCCCGCGTCGCCGACTACGCCGAACGGTGGATGACGGACCGCGTCACCCGCGTCAAGCCGAACAGCTGGAACAACGAATGCAGCTGGATGCGCGTCATGTGCCGGCATATCGGGGGAGTGCGCCTGGCGGACCTGACCGCCGAACACCTGCGCCGCATGACCTCCGACCTGCTGGCCACCCGCAAGGTCAAGACCGTCAGCGACTACCTGCGGCTCCTGTCGAGCATGCTCGAGAACGCCATCGACGACGGCATCATCGCCGCCAACCCCTGCCGCAGGGTCAAACTGCCCCGCAAAGCCGAATACGAGCCGCTGGTGCTCGACCGCGAACAGCCCCGCGCCATGATCGGCGCAACCTCCACCGACGACGCCCGCATACGCGGCGACGCCGACGACGACGCGGAAATGTGGAGCATCATGTTCGAACTCGCGTTCGCCTCCGGACTGCGCGAAGGCGAACGCTACGCCATCATGCCCTTCCAACTCGAACGACGAGACAACCACCCCGGCATCAGGGTCTGCCAGCAACTCCAGGAATACAAAGGCGGCCCCAACGCCACCATCCCCGCATGGCTCAACGCCCGCCACCTCTCCGGCAACATCTGGCTCACCACCCTCAAAACCAACGCCGGCACACGATTCGTCCCCATCAGCGAAAACCTCTGGAACCGCATCTGGACACGCATCCGCAACCACCACATCGCCGACCACGAACTCGTCTTCACCAACAACCAAGGCAGACCCATCCGCCGCACCGTCGAAATACGCCGCTGGAAAAAAGCCCTCGAAACCGCCGGACTGCCCTACACCCGCATCCACGACGCCCGCCACTGGACCGCCACCCAAATCGCCATGAGCGGCGCCGCCCCCGACGAACGCATGGCCCTCATCGGACACACCGACATGACGACCAACGCCCACTACACCCACTGGAACACCCAGGCGCTCGCCGACGCGATGAACCGGGCCATACCCCCGCTCGCCTCCGACGACGTGATCGAAGCGGAGGTCCTGGACGCGGAGGAAGGATAACTGCCGGATGCCGTAGCTGGCAATGCGCCCTCGAAGGCAAAGACCGCTCTGACGCTCGTATAGAGCGACCGGGGCGGTTCCTTGTCTGTGGCGGTAGAATCTAAACAGGCCGTATCGAGATGGCCGAGCGAACAACGAGGTTGGGGAGGCATGATGCCCAAGACGATACAGCGCACAGTCGCTTTCTACTGGCTCCGCTTAAGGTCTCGTGAGGCTGTGTCGTTCAGGCCCGTGGAGGATGTGGACTGGACGGGCCGACTCGCCGACCTTGATTCCATGAAATGGCAGGAGAAGGCCATTGATGGTATCAGATATGATGCCATCCTCGACAAAGATTATCCAGTTCTTAGCGTATCCGAACAATTTGACCCGACCTTCATGCAATACATCGACCGCGAGAACGAACGTGTGACAGATTACATGGACGATTATCTGGCAGGGGGAAGGGGCGATCTGGCCAAATCGTCGGCATTCGCGTTCTTTCCCGACTATGCGCTCGTCGGAAGGATCAGCGGTTCCGCTGGTAAAAGCTCCGAACCGCTGAAAAAAGCGCTTGACCATTATTGGTCTCCCGGAGGAGAATTCGAATGGGACGTACAACCCGTGGTAACGGTGGACAGCATCGAGCGTTTCGAAAGGGAACTCAAAGAATTATCATCATTCACCGCCGGATTCACGACAAGACGATACCTGGACTCAACAGCGCAGGAGGGTGGCAAGACCGGCGAATTCTATCGTGACATGGCCGACGCGATCGGGGCTGACCTCGACGTGGAGATCAAAGTCTCCATACCGAAAGACGGCTTCATTCCCAGCGCCGCACGCAAACTTAAAGGCACGGTGAGAGATCTGGTCGCATTCGCCGTAAAGCAGAACAGGCAAATGCAGGTCAGCGGAACTGACCTTGCGGGCAAACTCCTCGAACTCAACCTCGTCAGTCACCCAGTCGTGGAGCAGGAGGACATCGTGATCGGCGAAAACGAGCCAAGGCAATTCACCAACCTCATAGATCACCTCGTGAAAGTCTGCGCCGAAAAGCAAACTTATCTATACGAAATATCGCAGGGAGCATGACATGAGCAGAAAATCGACGCTCGGCGATGCATTCGCCGCACATCCGGGCGTCGACATGCTCGCCCCCGCCATCCCAATCTTCGTCTGGATAGCATCCGGGAAACCGGTACCGGACGACAGCATCTCGCAGAATCTCTTCGTGGCACTGTCCACCCTCTCCGGTCTCGTCATGGCGGCAGTGACATTCATCTGCTCCATGTCCTACCAATCGGAATCGCGTTACATGCAAATCGCACGTGAACGATATCACGACGAACTGTCCCGGAACTGGGTCAGCATCATCGCATGGACTGCCGTCACGGCGATGCTCCCGTTGATCTCTCTCTGCCTCTGGCCGTCGCACCAGGGGATATCCACCGCAATCTCCATATACGCACTTGTCATGATGATCGTGAAGCTGGTCAGAAGTATCCACTGGATGAAATACACGCTATTCATGCAAAAAGCATCCATGACAATCGGCGAGCCCTTCACCGACAAAGACATGCAAGAGTCCTTTAAAAAACGAAACACCAACAAAACCAACCTCGCATGAAACCGCCTTGGCGCTCGCAATGAGCGACCGGGGCGATTCCATGCATGTGGCGGTAGAATCGAAAAAGACCGCGTTGAGTCGGCCGAACGAACGAAGAGGTTGGGAGGCATGATGCCCAGGGAACACAAGGGAGCCAGCATACTGGCCGACAGGAACGACTACGTAGCCTTGGACCTTGAAACCACAGGCTACGATCCACGATGGGACGACATCATCGAAATCGGCGCCATCAAAGTCCAAAACGGACAACCCGTCGACCGATACGAACAACTCATCAACCCCGGCCGCCACATCCCGGACATCATCACCCAGATCAACGGCATCAACGACGACATGGTCAAAAACGCGCCAGCACTCGCCGACGTGCTTCCCGGATTCCTTGACTGGATGGGCGACAGCCTCATCCTCGGCCACAACGTCAACTTCGACATCAACTTCCTCTACGACAACGCCGAAACCATCTGCAGCAAACACGTCGGCAACGACTTCATCGACACCCTCCGCCTCGCCAGATACCTCTATCCCGAAGAACGCCACAACCGACTACGCGATCTCATCGTCAGATTCGGCATCGCCGAAGACCAGGAACACAGGGCGCTTTCCGACGTGGAGCAAACCATCGCCTGCTACCGGTGGATGCTTCGGCATATGGATGAGGACGGGATCCCGTTTCCGTCCGGTGATGGTCGGCGCCGCGGTGGCGCCTCGCCGTTGTTCCGCGGGGATGACCAATTATTGCAGGTCGCCCCGCAGGACGAGATCACCCCGGATCCCGCGTTCGAGGGCCTCACGTTCGTGTTCACCGGCGCGCTCCGGAAAATGACCCGCGCCAACGCGCAACAGGCCGTCACCAACCTCGGTGGCATCAATGGCAAAACGGTCACCAAGACGACGAACTATCTCGTCACCGGAAGCACCGACTACTGCGCCTCCCTCAAGGGCGCCAAAAGCAGCAAATGGGTCAAGGCCGAGAAACTCCAGCTCGCCGGACAGGATATCAGCATCATCAGCGAAGACGTGTTCTACGACATGCTCGGAGACGTCATCGCCCAAGCGCCCACGGCAACGGAAACGAAGCGCGAACGGCAAAACTAAAGAAAAACCGCTCCGGTGTCGTGCCGCGCCGGGACGGCGTTGCGTCATCCGCGGACCACGGGCGGACGCCACGCCCGCGTTGTGTCGCGTAGAGGGGTTCGGTCCATCTTGTGCTTTCGCGCTAGAATATGATTATGTTCGCCGCGAAGAAAAAGACCAAGATCCCGGTTCGGTCGGACCCATCCGATTCGACGTCCATGGAGGTCTATTTCTCTGGGCCGGCCGTCGAAGCCCACTCCATGAACGTGCGTGACCTTGCACCGGCGCTCCTCGGTCTTTCCGACGCCATAGATCGCTACAAGGAGCTCAGCTACCCGTTCCTTGACCTCGACGTGAGAATCACGGCCACCCGAGCAGGATCGTTCGACGTTGTCCTGCAGCTGCTCGGCACAATGACCAACCTCGGTCAGGGAATCGGCCCGTCCGAGGTGGTGCAGCTCGCATCCGGCTTGATGGACGTCATCAAAATCCTACTCGCTCGATTCCATCACACGGGCGACCTCAGACCAGGGCCGCATGAGGTCGTCAAGCAAACAGCCACCCGCGTGAAACTCAAATTAGGGCCGCTGGATCTTGATGTCGACCGTAACGCCTACGGGGCGTCCCGTGACGGGAAGATCATAAACAGCTTGGGCGCAGCCTCTCAACCGGCAACTCTGGAAGGATACGATCCGGTACGTTTCATCCACCGCGATTCCAACAGTCAGGAGCTTGTCAACGCCCAGGCATCCGTCGCCATGAGCGAGGCCAAGGTTTCCGAGCAGCCGATGGAGCCGTCCATAGAGACCACGACTTTGCAGATCGACACGATTCAGTCTCGTTCGAAAAAATGGAAGTTCCGCAAGGGGGACGAGACATTCTGGTGCGAGATTCTCGACAAGGCGTTTCTGAACCGTTGGCTGAACCATCAGGAACCGTTTTACAATGACGATCTGCTGCGCGTGGATCTTCAAACGGACCAATACGTGCAGGATGGGCAGCTCAAGACCGGAGACCGGCGCATATTGAAGGTTCACAACCATATCCCGGTCCAGCCGCAGCCGACACTCGAGGGACTCTGACTCGAAGATTCCAAATAACATCTTAGGTGTGCTTCGCCGGCATAATGGGGACGGAGCGTCCTCCTTCCTGCAAGCTGGTCGATGTTTCACCGCCCTGCTGATGTCCAGATCGGCAGGGCGGTTTTCTTTTTATTGCAGGAATTGCCCGCGGGCCGCTTTCGACAATGAATACCGTATCGGCCGTTTGCCATGCTCCTGTATGAGGCCAAGTGCGAGGAGCCCGTTGACGGAGTTCATGAGCCTGGTGTTCCCGGATTCGAGCCACGAGCACAGTTCCTTGCGGGATGCCGGCTGCGGATTGTTGTCAAACAGTTCCACCTGCAGCAGATAGAACAGAATGTCCTTCTGGTCGCCGGACAGGTGTTCCTGTTCGGCGTACCTGCTGAGTTCGTCGTGGGCGGCCGTGAGGGTGTTCCATTTGTTCCCGAGATCGGAGATGATGTTTTTCTGCGCGGTGATGATGAACTTCACCATCCGGTAGCAAAACAGGGACACGTCGGAGCAGTTCAACGGGAACTGGGCGTCGTCGAACGCTTTGTAGTACTGGCCTTTGGCGTCGGCTATGACCGGGCTGAGCGATAGCGCGGTGGGCACGCTCAGATGCTTGCTCAGCTGCAACGCGAGCAGGAAGCGTCCCGTTCTTCCGTTGCCGTCGTAGAACGGGTGGATGTATTCGAACGCATAATGGCACATCACGGCCCGGAGCACCGGTGGTATGCTCGCGTCGGTGAGCAGGGCTATCCATTTGGTGAGTTGTACTTGAATCTCCGATTCGGGGTATGCGCCGTCGTGGAGTTTGCGCCCGTTGCCGTCGTCCCATACGGAGACCGTTCCTTTTCGGAACAGCATGCCGTCCGGTTTGTTTTTGTCGTCTATCTCCCCGTCGGCGACCTGATCGTAGATGCTTCTGATATCCTTGAGTTCGTGGGGCAGTTCGAGTTGTTTGCCGTCCTCTCCGGACAGTCCGAGGAACAGTTTCGCGAATTCGGTCAGTCGCTTGTGGGGTCCTTCGCTTGCGGCCGATTCCAGTGCGTCGGCTATCTCCTTGCGTGTGGTGTGCACTCCTTCGATGGTGTTGGTGCTTTGTACCTCGGCTCCGATGAGGTCGAACAGATAGGCTCGTTTGGCGATGTTCGGCAGGCCGTTCCACAGTGATTCGACGTTGCTTTCGAGTTCCCTCACGGTGTCGAGGGCCGTGCCGAGTTCCCTGAAGCATACGGCGAACATCTCGTGTCCGTCGAACGTGATTCCGGAGCGGAACGTAGACCATCCGTTGATCCGTGACTCGTATTCGCGTTGGGCCGCGTCCGCGGGTTTCTCCGTGGACCGGGACATGTTGATGGTCTGCCGGATACTTTTGTAAGTCATCTTTCCTATCACCTCGTTTCGCCTTGTATTGATGTTTGAAATACGAATATTACTCTTCTATGTATCGAAAACGCCAGAAATCGATATATAGATAACCGAAATCCACTCTCAATGAACACAAAATGAAAGAAAACAGATTATAGATTCTGCCCCGTCAACGCTCCAACGTCGGCAGGGCATTTTATTTTACGTGGCCACACTGTCATGCAGCCACTCCTGATAATCCATGACGATCTGAGGCGTCACATTCAGCTCCTCCGCCATGAGCCACGGATCCCCGTCATACATGGCCTCGGCCACCCGGTACTCATCCTCGTCGATGAGGAGACGGGCGGTGGTCATCCGGCACCGGCGCTCGCGGTATCCGCATCCCACGTCTCCGTACATGCGGTGCACGAGCTCGTGTACGAGGGTGCATCTTTTCCTGGTGTAGGTCATGCTCCGGTCTATGACGATGGTGTCGGTGTCCATCCGGTAGATTCCGTTGAGGTCGTCTGGCAGGATCGCGCTTCCCACGGTCAGTTCCGGTGCTACCTGGTAGAGGGTCATGCGCATCTGCCCGTAGCTCATGCGCGGCGATACCGGCAGGAATTTCATGTGATTCGTCGTATCGGCGAAGCTAGCGCGCAAGGCATCGTCACGTCTCATGATGCAACCTTTCCGCGCCTGTACGGACGCACCTGATATTGACTCGTTCCGGACTGTCTTGTTATTGCTATGCGGGTTCAGCGACACGCTGAATCGTTGTCTCGGACGGGTTTAATGAATATAATTATTTACACGGATTGGGAGTACCCGGTCGGCGAAGGCTTCGGAAGTGATTCCGGAGCCTTTCGTTTTATTCCGGCCAGAATCCCAGTGGAGTCGGTTCGCGAACCGGGTAGATTTTCAATCCGTAGCCTTCGATGGCGCCGTTTTGCGGGTTGGAGCGCATCTTCCTGCTGAGCATGTCCCACGCGCGGTTCGGCTGTGACGGGTGCAGGTAGTGCGTGCCGATCGGACGTGCCACGAGGTCCGCGAGCTGGAGTCCTTGGAGATTGGCTTTCTTGCTGACGCAGTGGAAATCGAACATCCCCGGCATGCCGACCAGTTGGGTGCGCTTCATGATTGCGTCGAACGCTTTGTGCAGGTTCTCGTCCTCGTTCTTGCCTCGGCTCTCGAACACGAGAGGTATCCGCTTGCCCCGCTGCCCGTGTTCCTGCAGGTAGAAGAACACCCGTTCCAATCCGAATTGCGCCCCGACGTCGTAGGGGTTCGATGGTGCTGAGTAGTGCGAGTAGGTGCGTTTGTCGATCAGCGTGGACACGATCGTGTACTCCGCGTTCGTCATGATCGAGTTGAGTCGGGTGAAGAACGACTCGCGCACGTTGGCGTCCATGAGAATTCTGAAATCGTTTTCCCTCTTGCGTATCTCGCGCTCGTGCAGAATGGGTATGTCAGAGCCGAAAAAGTCGAACTTGAGGCGCAGGGTTTCGGGTACCACGCGACTGTAATAGTGTTTCTTCTCGAAGATGCAGAATGAGAGCACGAAAACGGGATATCCCGAATCGATTTTCTCAAGGCTCTGATCGCCGGATTCGTCAACGAAGACGATGTAATCGCCAAAATCATCACCGTGACTCATGGGCTTTTTACCTTTCCGACCATTTCCCTGACTTTGGGGGGTGGCCTTACGTCGGTTTTCAACGACTCTGAACGGTCCGGAAGCTCCGGGAGGCCGGATCACGCGCTCGCGTCCGGGTCCGGGTCGTGTTTGTGTCCGTCTCGGTAGGCGGCGAGTTGCATGGGATCGGTTTTCGCGATGTCGACCGCTTCGGCGATACGCCGCTCGTCATCATCCATTCCATCAACAACAGGACTCTTGCCTGCGCCGGATGATGCGGATTCGCGGAAGTCGTCTACTACTCCTGGATCTGAGGCCAACCGCTCGGCATCTTCGACGATTTCCGAGAGCGGGATGTTGAGCGCTATGGCGATCTTCCTTAGCTGTTCGTAATCCGCCACCGTGTTTAACTCAAGGATTTTGCGCAAGGTGCCATAGGGGATTGTGGATGCGCTCGCCAATCCGGGTGTTTTCAGGTCGCGGGTGGCCATCGCGCGTTTGATTGCGATCGAGAGCGCCTTTGACTCGACAGTTGGTTTCTTGCTTCCTGTTGCCATATGGGACACATTACTACCAAACAACACTCAACACGTCCCAAATGGGACACGCCGTAGGTTGACGCGGCGTGTCAAGGGCGTAATATGTGCCATATGGAACACATCGAGCCCACGTCGGCACAATTAGGCGCCGAGTTGAAACTGATCCTTAAGGACGTCGACATGACGCAAGAAGAACTTGCCATCTATGCCGGCATTCCCCGCAATACGTTGAACCGAAAGATCAACGGAGGTGTTTTCATCTTTGACGAACTGACGCGTATTGCACGCGTCCTTAAAACGCCTCTATCCGAAATCATCGCGAGAGCGGAGAAGGCTATCTCCGATGCGCCTGCCGACTCCGACAACACCATCCCGGCGCTCGCTGGAGACGCGCAATGAGTGGGGTTTCTTTCAGGACTTCAGTGCTCGCAGCTGATGATCTCGTTGATTACCTCGTCTCGGTGTATCCCGAGCTCGCTGACCCAGGAGACGTGGACGTCGATTTCGAATCGTATGGCAAGTCCTTGAAGGAAAGCTGGATTGAGTTTCCTCTGATGTTCGACGATCTGATTGACCGTGTGCGATGCGTCGAGTCGCAATACGCTAAAGCCAGCTACATGATCGAACGAGGCGTCGAGTATTGCTGCGTCTCCAGACCGAACGGCCACGGAGACATCGTCAGCAGCATGTGCGCAGTGGTTGCGAAGGACGATGGTTCGACCATCATCCTCGACCCGGACCGCCCAATCATATACGGTCTGGTCTGCGCCAACCCGCAGCGACCGCTCGGCGACCTCATTGGCGTCCAAAGCTATCTTGTTCGCGTTTTCAGCGAGTTTATTGGCCGTCCCGGCTTCACTGTTCGCCGACTCGGCAAGCTCGTTCGCGTCCTTCGCGAGCTGGTTCGCCTTGCCTGTCTGGAACAGGGCGATAACGCCACACGCGCCACCGGCGATACCGACAAGCCCGCCGAAACCACCGATACTCGACCATGTCCATTGCAGGAAGGAAACCAGATCGCCCATGAGAACAATTCTACGATGCCGTCGGAATCGACGGTGTCTTCATCCAACCCAAGTAAGGAGGTAGCGTGATGACGGTTGCATATTTTTGCGCTGGTACACGGCAACTGGTGGTCAGTCAGACTGAGGATTATCGACGCATGCTGGATCTACCGCTCGATAGTCTTCCGGCGAGACCTGAGAAACGAAATAACGAACCTCGGCATCGGTGGTTCCGTATCCCAGCCGTTCGCAGGTCTCGCGCAGATGCTCCCAGGCAGCGCGTCTTTCACGGATGTCCAGCGGACGCAGTGCTGGCAATCGATATGGCAATGGGAAGCGTGTGGATACGAGGGAACGATCCAAACGGGTGGGTTCCTCTCGATATTCCAGAACTGCATCCACAGATTCCAAGTCAGTTCCAGAGGTCGGCAGAATGATCGCCACGAAACTCTCTCCGGGGTTCAGAAGGGCCACGTCATCCACGAGATCGTACCCGTGCTCGAACTGCGGACCTTCGACCATGAGACGGATGTCACAGGCCGAATCGCTTCTCACCTTGACCGCGTGCGCGGGCCCGTCCCCGTCGTTCCTCCATTCCACGAACAGGAACGGACGGCGGAAACCACATGCGACGATCAACGACACCAGTCGTTCGTCGGCATGGCGGAGAGTGATTCTCCGTTGCATGAACGAGGGCAGGGGGCGAGTATGCCACGGCCACCAGATTGTGACCCCGGTCATGATCACGGAAACAACGGCGGCACTGGCGGAGATCCAAGCGGAGACATCAATCACAACAACAAATCTACCCCGAAAGCTGGTGGCGTGATGATGTCTCGAAATGAGTTTTACTGGCAGGCCGCGAACACAGTGAATTTCAGGAATACGGCGGATGCGGCCCGTCCGCTCCTGTGCCGGTCCGACGAGACGAGAGATGGCAGGGTGACCCTGATCCTTCGGGATACCGGGCATCCCTCGAACGGCATCCAACGGCACTTGACCGACCGACAGGCCTTGTGGTTCGCGTATCTCATCCAGACACGAACCAACGGCATCGTAACCGCTGATTCCGGTCATCGTCTCGCCGTCAGCGTCTACCGGCATGAGATCGTCCTGCGGTTCCTCGACGGCTACGAGGGACACATCCCCCTGACCTACAGCGAGGCCGGCGTGCTCGCCGACTGGCTGATCCGCATGGCCAACAAACAGTACATGGAGGTGGCGTGATGACTGTGCTTGGCGGGAACGATTATCGGGACTTCACCGTGACGCGCACTCCGGAGGAGGAGTCCCCGGGCTACCCGTGCGTCTTCTCCGTGGCCTTGGACGGGCACACCGTGCGTCGCGTCACCAAGGGCGGTCTGCTCGCCATGAAACGCGAGATCAACCGTTGTCTCAAGGAGGAGGTGACCCGCGATGACCAGGGGAACCATGACTGAGCTGGCTTGCGGTGCTGGGCTCGGCGTTCTTTGCTTTGCTTCTCTTGGCTGGCTGCTGACCCATGACGGGTGCGCGCATCCGATCGGGAATCTGCTGGCCATGCTCGTGCTCGTGGGCGCGGGCACGATCCTGCTGCTGCCGGCCGCGCTGCGCCTGATGGCGGGCGTGATGGCCGATTCGGACGAAGGGGAAGGGGGTGAGTCGGATGCCGTTGCTTGACGAGGGATTCCGCGTGGATCTGAACCCGGTGCCGTTGGAGGCCCGCGAGGCGTGGACGCTGCCGGACGCGGCGCTCGTGTACGGGCTGGACGTGGTGGCGTTGCGCTACGCGTCCAGGCAGGGCGATCTGGACACGTTCAGACCGCCGAACCGTGACGGACGGCCGGGCAAACGCAAGGTCAGCCGCAAGGCCATGGACCGGTGGATCAAGGAAATGGAGGAATAGGAATGGCCAGGGATCCAAGCATCGCGATCATCAGGGGCCGGCTCGCGGCCGACCCGGAATACCGGACCACGGGCAACGGGGTGCCGGTCGTGAACCTGCGCATCCTGTCGAGCGGCTGGGAGAAGGACGCGAACGGCCAGCCGATCGACGTGACGCCCACGAGCTGGCAGTGCGAGGCGTGGCGCGATCTCGCCGACCATATCAACTGCTCGTTCGCCAAAGGGGATCAGGTGCTCGCCACCGTGCACCCCAAAACCGAAACGTACCAGCGACAGGACGGCAGCACCGCGTGGAGCGTGAAATGGGTGGTGGACGACATCGGTCCGAGCCTCCTGCATGCCACCGTGCAGATCACCCGCTTCAAACGCGGACAGGCGCCATCCCGGCAGCCCATGCAGCCTGCACCGCAGTCCGCTTCGTCGGAGCCGTCCGGTTTCGACGAATTCACGAATGACCCATGGAACTGAAAGGAAAACCGTCATGCCAAGATTGTCGAACGAACAGTTGATCGAATTGTGCGCGACCCCGTACGAGCGACTGTCGCCCGCCCAGCAGCGCAGCGCCCGCTCCTACAAGCGCAAGGCCATGAACGACGAGGCCCTGACCCAAGAGGCGGAACGACTCCTAGAAGACCAGCCGCAACTGTCGGTCACCCAGGCGTACTACTCCGTCATGCAGCTCAACAAGCCCAAAGCCGCTCCGAAGACATCGAGTCCGGAGGAGTCCCCGGAGACCGAGACCGGCCGCATCGAGGAGGATCTGCCCCGCACGGTCGATGGACTGCTGATCCTGTCGGACTGGCCCGGGGACATCGAGACGGTGCATCTGCGGCCACCGAGCAAATGGGATCGTCCCGCGGCAACATTGCAGTCCGGTGGGATAGGCGTGATCGCCCGCGGGATGACGCGCCGGCAGGCGATGAGCCTGCGCAGGAGGATCCGCGCCGGCGAAATCATCGCGTTCCGTCCCAAGGGCGCCTGGCGGGTCGAGATCGCCCCGGATCACGCGCAGGCGGACAAGTGGCGGGTGCTCGCCCAATACCGGGGAAGGTGATCGTGGTGGATCTGGAGGATATGAAGCGCTTGTGCGACGAGCTGCATGACGCGCTCGACGAACTGGACGACGACGCGAACGTGCCTGACGATCCGGTCGATGACATGGCCTGTGACGAGCCGGAACTGCCGTTGGGGCTCATCCTGGATGAATGCCGCAGCCTGCTCGCCGTCGCGCACAAGACCGTGCTCAAGGTCGAGGAACTGGGCGTGGAATACCAGATTCCGGGCCTGCCGGAACGATCCAACGCGATCGCGGGGAGCCTGCTCGACGCGATCGGCCTGGTCAACGATGTCGCGGGACGGGAGCCGGACCGATGAAACGGTTGACGCCCAGCATGCGGGAGACGCTGATCGCGTTGCTGAACCGCAACATGTATCCGGTGGACCGCAACAATTCGCGCACGTTCGAGGCGTTGGAGGAACGTGGACTGGTTCACCCGGACTTCTTCGGATTGTGGAGCCTGACCGATCTGGGCCATCGGACCGCGCTCGGACTGCTCAGGAGGTGACGTCATGAGTTCCCTGTTGTATGGCAAGGCCAAGCGTGTCCGGGTGGGGGGCAGGTCGGCCAAGCTGATGCTGCTGATCCTGTGCGACTACGCGGACGAGAACAATCGCGCGTGGCCCAGCATCGACCGTCTGATGGCCGAGGGCGAGGCCAGCGCGAGCACGGTCCAACGCGCCCTGCGTTATCTCGAGGATCGTGGTCTGATCGTCCGTGACACGGAGTACGGCACGCGCTACCGGGCCGACCACAGCCCCTACGTGTACCGCATCGTCCTGGACGAGGCCGAATCGGTGGAGTACCGCAATCGCAAGTCCAGGAAACGCTACCCCGAACCACGGGGTGTCATGGATGCTACCCCGTGCGAGGATCCACGGGGTAGCGTGGATGACACCCCGTCCGATTCACGGGGTAGCACCCATGACACCCCGTCACCGGGTCACGGGGTGTCACCCATGACTTCACGGGGTGTCACCGGTGACCGTCACGGGGTGTCACCCATGACGCCACGGGGTGTCATGGGTGACACCCAATCTCTTAAAGAACCATCATTAGAACCGTCAGAGAGAGTACGCGCACGCGAAAGCCAAGCCCGACGCATCCAACTGCTCGCCGACTTCCGACCCGACGACGAGCAACGATCCCTCGCCGACGGCTACGGGATGGATTGCGATTGGGAGCTGCGCAAGTTCCGGGCGAAACTCACCGGTACGGGCGAATATCCGGCCGATCCGAAAACCGCGTTCACCCTGTGGCTCGACCGCGGGCACGAACTCAGCATCGGCAAACCACCGGCGAGCGCCGAGGACGATTTGACCCGTAGGGCTCGCAAGCTCCTGACGACCAGTAGTCTGCTCAAAACCCTTCAACCCGACACCGGCGAGCGTCTGCAATGGTTGCCGCAGGTGGCCAGGCTGCTGTCTGAGGGTGTCGAGGCCGCTAGGATCGTCGCGCTGATCCGGCGTGCGATGGAGTCCGGGAGTCTGGGGGAGGCGGCATGAGCGGCATCGTCGAGGAGACCGTGGACTGGCGCGCCGCCGATCCGGAGACGCTGGATGGCTGTCGGTGCATCGTCACCACGGTGAGTGGCACGGTGATCGACGGATACCTGCGGGCCGTGCCGGGTATGCCGGGCTCGCAGTCGACGCGGTTCACGCTCGCGGACAGCGAGATCATGCTGGGCGAGCTGAGGATCATGTCGGTCAGTGGCAGGCATCGCACGGCGATCCTGCAACCGCATGTGAGGTCGTTGACGGTGACCCGTGGGAGGAGGCGCCATGGGTGACAGGCCGACCCGTGAGACGCTGCGTCTGGTGGAGGGCCGTGAAATGGATCGGTGCATCGTGTGCGGCCGGTATTGCCGTGACGGGTATTGGCCCGGCGCTTCGCATCATCACAGGAAACGCCGCTCGCAAACCTATGGTGATCCGGAACGGCACGCGCCCAGCAACATCATCCGCGTATGCGGCCTCGACAATTCGACCGGCTGCCACGGATGGATCCACCGCCACCCCGACGAGGCCCATGCCCTGGGCTACCTGCTCAAAAGCTGGGATCCCAGCCCCAGCCGGGTGCCCGTCTACAGCAGGCGCAGGGGATGGATCCTGCTCGACGTGGACGGCCAGTACACGCCATGCCCGTCGCCGGCAGGCATGCCCAATCATCCCATAATCAACCGAAAGGACCAGCAATGACCAACACAAACGCAACCACCACGTCGGCGAGCGCCGGGGCGAGGGATCGTCTGTTGTTGTGGGTGGATACGGAGACGGATGGCGTGGATCCGGAGTCGTGTGAGGTTTTCGAGGTGGGGTTGAAGCTCACGGACATGCTTGCGACGCGGATATTGCGTTCTATGAGTGTGGTGGTGCGTCGTGAGTGCGTGCATGTGGATCGGGATAATTGGAAGGCGATCCGGATGCATGTGGACAACCATTTGTTGGACGAGTGTCTGGATGATGAGCGGTCGAGTAGCATGGCGGCTGTCGTGTTGCAGGTGGGTGATTTCATCACCGCGGCCACGAATGACGCGATCGTGTATCCGGCCGGCACGAACCTGACCTTCGACCTGCGGATCATCCGCCGCATCCTGTCCAGCCAGTTGGACGAGCACACCGCCGACCGGATCATGGGCCTGCTGCACTACCGGCATCAGGACATCACCTCCCTACGCCTGGCAGACCAGGCGCTCGACCATAACCCGTACCAGCATCACGCGGGCACGCACCGGGTCGACGACTGTTTGACCCGCGACATACAGGATTACCGCGAATACTTGCAACGCTTGAACGGAGACGAACAATGAACACCCCATGGGTCAACGATCCGGTCAACAGTCCCAACCATTACACGCGCTCGCATCCCGGCATGGAATGCATCGAACTGACCGCCGACAGCGGCTTCTGCCTGGGCAATTGTCTCAAATACCTGTGGCGCTACAGGTCGAAGGGCCGCCCCGTGGAAGACCTCGAAAAAGCCCGATGGTACCTCTGCCGCGTCATTGACCGGTGCGAAACCATCGCATGGACACGCCAACAGCGAGACATCCTCACGGCACTCGTCGCCGACTCCATCGGCCGGGAAGCCCGCATATGGGCAAAACTCAAACAAGGCTACCCCGACTCCGCCCTCGTCTGCCTCGACGAACTCATCGAACTGGAAAAGGACAAGCAATGAGCAAAGACGACATCATCAACCTGATCACCACGGCGCTCGCCGCCAACTGCCAGATCACCGTGACCATCACACCCAAAGACTTCAGCGTCGACGAGACCGAAACGGGGGAAGAGCAATGAACCAGCACGGCAATCCCGCCCGAGCATCCAAGGCGAAGAGCATATGGTGACGGCACGAATCCGCGACATGATCCTCGACTGGCACGACAAAGGCATCAGCGTCGACGAAACCGCCAACGTCCTCAAACTCCCCGAAACCCAGATCATCGACATCATCAAAACCGGACACCCCACCAAAACAGCCGACACCCCACACCCGGAACCACCGGCATTCGACATCTAACCAACCACAGCAACCACAAGCAACCGCCAACCACGAACACCGGCAACCATGCCGGCGCTCGCCGGATAAACGAAACCCTCCACCTGTGCGGCGGAGGGCGCGTCCTGCAGACACCACTATAGCCGACGTGGAGGGTTTCGAACAAATGAACGAACACAATGCCGCCAGTTTCCGCCATGACCTCGCCTCGATCCGCTCGGGCCTACCCGCGCTGCGCGAGATCGCGGCCAAACGAGCCCGCGTCACCAGCCGCCAGACGGGACACGGCAGCAGGACGGTGGCGCCGATCCCGCTCAACCTCGGCGCATGGAGCCTCCTGCAGGACATCCTCACCCTCATCGACTGGATGAGCCGCGTCCTCGGCCTGCCCATGCGCATGGACGCCGAGGGACAGCTCAAGGGCATCATCCCGCGAACCGACAAGCTGCTCGAACGTGCTGACGCGCCGGCGATCATGGAACTCACCTCCCAGGCCGCGCGCCGACTGGACCAACAGTTGACGCCCCCGCCCGAACGCAAGATGATCGGACGCTGCCCCGTATGCAAGACGGACCTATGGTGCGACGAGCGTGATCTGGCCTCCGGTTGGACGGTATGCGCGCGATGCGGCGCCACGCTGCGCGTACGCGACGTGCAACAGGCCAGCGTGCTCAGGGTCGCGACCAAGGGCGCGCAAGGCACCGCAGCCGACATCAGCCAACTGCTCAAACCATGGGGCATCGACGTCAAGCGAAAGACCATCAACGAATGGCGCCGGCGAAACGTCATCCTGCCCGTCGCCGTGCAGGACGGCAAACCCGTCTACCTGGTCTGGGACGTATGGCGCGCATGGACCAGACGCGATCCGACCGTGGCCGATATTTGACAAACCGGACTGTGGCCGGTAACACTGCTACTGTTGGTCATTTCCATCGACGATGGCGGATGACCCGCGATCCTTCCCGTTCCCGCCGCCACGGTTGGCGCTTATGACGGCGGAACAGGGTTGGTCTACGATTGAGCATATGCCAACCGAAAATACCGATGCGATACAGCAGCATAAAGAGCAAATCCTCAAATACGTGTCCGATCAACTGCAGCATCTTGATGGATGCCCGGTGTGCCACGGACATGAATGGAACGTGCCGGGATCGACTTTCATCATGCAGGAAGTCAATCCCAAAGGACTGACCGGTAATGTGTTTCCCGTCGTCCTTGCGTTCTGCAAGTCATGCGGATACATCATGACGTTCAGCGCGCAGATGGCCGGAGCCACGAAAGACTGGCCGTTCCGAGACGAGGACTGATATGGCGGACAGGCAGCAGGTCTCAAGCTTTGAAACCAGAGTTCTCATGCCGGCTGGGGAGGAGGCGACTCCGGTGCGTACCATCGACCTCAAGCATCTTAAGCGGGACATTCAGCAAATCCCCGACGGGCAAGGAAAATTCGACAATGCATTCTGGGGGTTTTCCGGTGTAGGAGCCCCGCTGATCGTGGATTACGTCATATCCTTGTTCCAAGGCGACGACCAGCCTGTCGTCGCGAAACTGCTCGCCGGCATGTTATGCATTGTCGTGGCGGGTCTGTTCAAATGGTTCGGCAAGGACGCGAAAGACGAACGCCAGCAGAACATTGACTGCATCATCGAAAACATCGACGACTTTTCCAAAGGCGTGACGGAGGAAACCATCCCGGACGGTACCGCAAGGAACGTCTCCCAGCCGGAATTGAGACAGAATCTATCGCCCATGAATCCGCCGACGAACAGTCCGTTCGCGAGACCGAGGATCGATCAGTATGCCGCCAGGCTTGGAACCAGCCGGGAGGCATTGCATAAGGCAGCCCAAGATGAACACGTCTCGGTCGCCGAATACATGCGTCGGCATCCATTGCCTGACAAGAAATGAAGGAAGGGCGAGCTGATGCCTTCCACGTTTACGGATTGACCCACTCGGTAAAGTGAACGGCGCTTTTCGGAACATTGATTCCGCGAGCGCCGTTCATGTTAGTCGTTTTCGTGGTGTTTGCGTGGTCTTCCTCCGCCGACTCCGCGTCCGGGGCGCTGCGCGTTCCACTTGTCGATCGTCTCCGGAAGCCAGCCGCGCGCTCTGCCCACGGTCACGTCGGCCTCGGGCAGCTTGTACTGGGCGAGCGCCCCCTTGGTGATGCCGAGCTTTTCGGCAACCTCGGTCAGGCTGAGATAATGCCTAGTCATCGTTTCCGCCTTTTCCGTCGTGGTCGAGGCCGGCTGCGAGGCCGAACAGTCCGGCGGTGAGCGCGAAGCCTCCGGCGAACGATCCACCGAAGGACATTCCCAGTGCCAGTACGCCGAAGGCCAGCGACAGCAGGCCCCATATGCGTGATCGTTCCATGGTGCGCTCCGTTCTGGTAGTGTTGGGTAGAGGGGTTCTGGGCGGTACCTGCGCTCGGAACCCCTTGCCCTACTCACTTCTTGTGTCGGGGCTTTTTCCTTTCTCTGGTCCTCCATGCCACCCAGAACGCCGTTCCGGTCGATACGGCTTGGAGGATCAAGGATAGCCAGTCGTTGATGGTCATGGCCGCCCTTTCACTTTTCTGTTATAGCCGGTCTTCCTTGCCGACATATCTATAATAACATCGTATCTAAAGATATTCAAGCGGAGAACACGACGACACGCCGCATATTTCAACGATCACAACCCCTCGAAGGAGTCTCACATGGCAAATGACATCACCTACCTGCAGCAGATCAACGATGCGGACGACGTTCCCCAGCCGACCCAGATCCGCAAGGCCCAGTTCGTGGACGCCGACGGCAATCCCGTCTCCGGGCCATCCACCGCACCGAGCACGCCGGCCGCACCTGCGGACGGCAGCATATCGCCGGCCAAGCTCGCCGGCTATTCCGCCGACACCGGCCACGGCAGGATCCCGAAGGTCAAGAGCGACGGCACCGGATTCGATTTCGTCGACGTCCCGGCCTCGCCCACGGCGGACACCCTGACAGGCGCGACCGACACCGGCAGAGCACTGCTCAAGGCCAAGGACGCCGCAGGCGCGAGAACCGCCATCGGCGCGGGCACCAGCTCGTTCTCCGGCTCGTACACCGACCTGACGAACAAGCCGGCCATTCCGGCCGCATACACACTGCCCGCCGCGAGTGCCGCCCTCGGCGGCGTCAGACAGGCGGCCTACGTGGCGGATCCGGCGGGCGACACCGTGACCAAGGCCGAGTTCATCGCGTTGCGCGACGCGCTGGTCGCATCCGGCGCCATGGCCGCCAAGGGCTGAGCATGGATGCCGAGATCCTCCACCAGCTGACGCGCATCGCCGACGCGCTCAACAACACCGGCATGCAGGTCACCCGCGAGCAGGCACTCAACGCATGGCCATTGCGCATGTACGAGGACGAATACCTCAACGCATTGCAGCAGCTCGGCATCGAGATCGTCTGATGCCCGGCAAACCCCGCGCCCGCTGCTCCCATCCCGGCTGCACGCTCAAGGCCGTGCGCGACGGATTGTGCGAACGGCACCGACGCCAGCCATGGCAGCATCCCAGCGCCCACACGCGCATGAGAGCCGAATACTCCGCCGAATGGCGACGCATCCGCTGTTTCGTGCTCGAACGCGACCATCACGCGTGCCGGCGATGCGGGCGCACGGGATGCCATATCGTCGACCACATCATCCCCGTCGGCGCGGGCGGCGCGTTTCTCGACCCGAACAACTGCCAGACATTGTGCGAACAGTGCAACGACTGGAAGAACGCGGACGACCGGCGACGCTACCCGAAGATCTTCCACTGACAGGGTATGGGAGTCCCGGAAAACACGTTTTGACGGCGAAATCCGCGCCGCCGAAACTCTTTTTTTCACGTCTCATGTTTTTGGGGTCGAACCACCATCCGAAAGGGGGCGGGATCATGGGCCAGCGAGGACCGCAGAAGAACCCGCTCGGCCTGCGCATCGTCAACGGGCGCGGCGCCGGCCGCGACTCCGGCGGCAGAAGGATCGCCGACGACGACGCCGGTTTCGAACGCGGCGCGCCGCCCGTGCCGAAATGGCTGACCGGCGAGGCGTTGAACACCTGGCGTCGCATCGTGCCCAAACTCGCCAAACGGGGCATCATCAAACCCGAGGACCGGGACGCGCTGGCCGCCTACTGCCTGGCGGTCGCCTCGATGCGCCAGGCGCAGGAAAGCATCGACGAGCAGGGCGTGCTCATCGCGACCGAACGCGGCGCGCAGAAACTCAACCCGGCGTTCACGATCCTGACGCAGGCGTCGAACACGATCCGCGCGTTCGCGCACGAGTTCGGGCTGACGCCGGCAAGCGAATCGAACGTGGCAAGGAGTAATGATGGCGAGCAGGAAGACAACCCGTTCGCCGCAACCGGCCTCTGAACCGCCCTCCGCCGAGGAACTGGCCACACTGAAGGTCAGCCCGGAGGTCGCGTGGTACATGCTCGACCGCGGGTATCCGCTCCCGCAGGAATGGCAGGCCCCGAAAACCAAAACGCCCGAACCGCGCGGCGTGGACGGGGCGGTGTTCGACCCGGGGCGCGTGGACAAGGTCCTCGCCTGCTTCCACGTATTGCGCCACACGCAGGGCAAATGGGCCGGCCGGCCGTTGGACCCGGATCCGTGGCAGATCGCGTACATCCTCGCCCCGGTGTTCGGCTGGATCCGGCGCAACGACGACGGCCAGTGGGTGCGCGTGATCCGCGACCTGTACGTGGACGTGCCGCGCAAGAACGGCAAATCCACCCTGTCGGGCGGCATCGCCGTGTACATGCTGGGCGGCGACGGGGAGCCGGGCGCGCAGGTGGTGTGCGCCGCATCGACCGAACACCAGGCCGGATTCGTGTTCCAGCCCATCAAACAGCTCGTCGAGAAGACGCCCGCCCTGAAAGGCGTGATGGTCGCCCATCAGAAACGCATCGTGCACAAGCCGTCCGGCTCCTACATGGAGGTCATCAGCTCCGCCGCGGACGCGGCGCACGGCATGAACCTGCACTGCTTCATTTGCGACGAGCTGCACGTGTACAAGACCCCGGACCTGGTACGCACCCTGGAGACCGGCCGCGGTTCGCGCGCCCAACCGTTGGGCGTGCGCATCACCACGCCCGACGACGGCAAGACCAACACGATCTACGATCTGACCCGCACGTACGTGGAGAACGTCGCCAACGGGCTGATCGACGACCCGGCCTACTACGGGGTCATCTGGGGCGCCGACGAGAAGGCCGACCCGTACAGCGCGGCCACGCAGATGAGCGCGAACCCCGGATACGGCAAGAGCCCCACCAGCGAATATTTGCGCGACGCGGCCAACAAGGCCAGAAACTCGCCGGCCGAACTCGCCACCTACCAGCGCCTGCACCTGGGCATCCGCACCAAGCAGAAGACCCGGTTCCTGACCCTTGACTCATGGGACCGCAACATGGGCGAACCCTATGATTCGCCTGACCGGTTCTACAAGGAATTCAAGAGGCGCGCCTGCTGGGGCGGCTGGGATCTGGCCGCGGTGTCCGACCTGACCGCATGGGCGCTCGCGTTCCCCGACGGCGACGCGTACGACGTGCTCGTCAGGTTCTGGGCCCCCGAAGACGCCCTGCCCGCACTGGACAAGCGCACGGCGGGCTCCGCCGGCGCATGGAGCCGCAAGGGGTGGCTCACGCTGACGCCGGGCGCGGTCACCGACTACGCGTACATCGAGAAGCAGATCCTCGCCGACATGGAAACGTTCGACCTGCAGACCATCGGATACGATCCCTGGAACGCCACGCAGGTGTCGAACGACCTGCAGGCGGCCGGATTCGACGTGGACCGGCTCACCCCGGTACGCCAGGGCGCCAAGACCCTGAGCCCGGTCCTCAAGGAAATGCAGCGGCTGCTGCTGACCGGCACGCAGGCGCATCCCCTGCTGCGTCATCACGGCAATCCCGTATTGCGCTGGAACGTCGACAACCTCGCCGTCAAGGAGGACGTCAACCAGAACGTCCAACCCGACAAGGCCGACAGCCGCGACAAGATCGACGGCGTGGCCGCACTGTGCAACGCGATGAGCGAGGCCATGACCAGACCGAAACCCAAGGAGACGAGCATCTATGAAACCGAAGGACTCTTCGCCTGAACCGATCCGCGACCTGATCGCAGACCTGCTCGCCATCCTCGGCATGATATTCGCGACGATCGGCTTCGCGCTCATGTGGATCCCGCTCGGCTTCATCGTCGCCGGCATCTGCAGCATTCTCATAGGATGGAGGCTGAGCCAATGAGCATCCTGTTCCGCAGGAAAAGCGCCGTCCGTGATTTCGGGCCGCCGGCGACCGTGACCGGCAAATGGTACGTGGCCGACCCCGGCACCCCCCTGACCGGCGAAACGGACCCATGGCGGATCCTCAGCAGCCAGCCGTCGGTGCGCAAGGTCACGTCGTTCATCGCCCGCAACGTGGCCCGCGTGCCCATGGTCGCCTCCCGGCACACCAGCCAGGGCCGCGAGAAACTCGGGCCCGGCGACGAACTGTCCGACCTGGTCAACGATCCGGCCGGCACCGGCCCCGGCATCAGCCGATACCGGTTCGTCTACGACCTGATGATGGACCTGCTGCTCTACGACAGGTTCGCATCCCCCTACATGCCGGGCAGAGAAAACCGCTTCATCCGCTGGCCCGCCATCCGCTGGCAGTTCCACACGGTCGACGGCGCCTACAACGCGATCGACGGGGTGACGAACGGCAACGGCGAGACCATACCCATCGAAACCTGCTTCTGGGATTGCGGCTACGGATCCAGCCAGGGCATCAGCCCGATCCTCACCCTGCGCCAGACGCTCGACGAATACACCGAAAGCGTCAAATGGCGGCGCGAGATCTGGAAGCACGGCCTGCGCATGCCCGGCTACTGGAGCCAGGCGCTCGAAGAGGCCGCTCTGACGCCCGATGCGCGACGCCGCCTGCAGCAGGAACTCGCCGACTGGCTCGACGGGGGAGGCAAGGAAGGCGAAAGCCCCGTCCTGCGCGGCATCGAATACAAGGACATGACCGGATTCAGCCCCAAGGACACGCAGGAGGTCGAGGGACGCACCCTATCCGACATCGAGGTCGCGTCCGCCTACCAGGTGCCCCCGGAAATGGTCGGCGCCCGGCAAGGCAACTACGCGAGCACGCAGGCGTTCCGCGACGCCCTCTACCGCGAAACGTTGGGCAGCTGGTTCGAACAACTGCAGTCCGCATTCAACAAGCAGATCTGCGACCGGTATTTTCCCGACTGCTTCGTGGAATTCAACCTCGAAGCCGCGCTGCGCGGCAGCTTCATGGAAGACGCCGTAGTCACCAGCCAGGCGGTCGGCGGACCATGGCTCTCCGTCAACGAGGCGCGCACCGACCACGGGCGCCAGCCGCTGGGCCCCGAATACGACGAGATCCTCACCCAATTGAACACGGTGCGCGGAGGCGGCGACGCCGCCAGCCCGCACGACACCGGCAGCCAGAACATCGGAGGCATGAACAATGAGCAAACCCGCTGACAAACGCATGAAACGAACCGTCAAGGCCAGCGTGCAGCCGATGGGCGTGAACAACGGACAATCCCTCGGCGAAGGCCGGTTCACCGCGCTCGTGTCCGTGTTCGGCAACGTCGACTCCTACGGCGAGGTCGTCATGCCCGGCGCGTTCAAGGAATCCCTGGAACGGTGGAAGGCGAGCGGCGACCACATCCCCGTCATGTGGGCGCACGACTGGGACGACCCGTTCTCCCACATCGGCATGGTCACCGACGCGTACGAGACCGACACGGGCCTCATGGTCGACGCGCAGCTCGACATGAGCAACCCCACCGCCGTGCAGGTCTTCAAACTCCTCAAGGACAGGCGGGTCAGGGAATTCTCCTACGCGGGCGACGAAAGCGACTTCACCGTCGTGGACACGCCATCCGGCCCGGTCGTCCAAGTCGGCAGGATCGACCTGATCGAGGTGAGTGCCTGCCTCAAGGGCGCGAACCCCGCCACCGTGCTCGGCGCCACCAAAAGCGACCCCGCCCGGTCCGAAGCGGACACCGCCGAGGAGGAAACGCCGCCAGGCGACGACACCAGGGACGGGACCCGCGAACCCGACGAGGATTCCGGACCCTTCGCAACCCAACTGACACGAGACGAACTGCGCGACCTCATCCGCGAGGCCATCGCCGAAACCCGACGGCAGGCCGACGACGATCCCGGAACAGGGAACGAATCGGCGGCATCGGAACCAATGAGTTTGCCCGAACTGACCGCGTGGGCGGCGGACATGGAAACCAACCTTATCAAGGAGGAACCAATGAGCTACAAGACCGAGCTCAAGGAAACGCTGATCCGCGTCAAGGCCATCGCGGACAAGTCGAAGAGCGAACACCGCGAATTCACCGACGAGGAGAACGACGAGATCGTCGCCCTGCAGCGCAAGGCCGACGACCTGAACGCCAAAATCAGGAAGTCCGACGAGGCCGCCGTCGCCATGCAGAAGATGCTCGGCGACGAAGAGGCCCCGACGGCCACGCCGGGTATCGCCGCGGCGAAGACCCTCGGCGACGCGTTCGTCGCCTCCGACGCGTACCAGGCGTTCAAGAACGCGCCCATCCCGGACGGCACGCCGGTCAACATCAAGCCCGGCAAGCTGACGGTCAAGGCCGACCCCGCGCCGATCAACACCACGCTTCCGGGCGCGGTCACCCCGCAGATGCAGCCGGGCTACATCGACCTGACCTATCCCACGCCGAACGTGTTCCTCGGACTGATCACCCGCGGCGCCACGGCCGCCAGCTACGTGCAGTACCGCCAGCTGGTCAGCATGGCCAACAACGCGGCGACCGTCGCCGAAGGCGGCGTCAAGCCGCTGTCCACGCTGGGCACCGCGCTGGCCGAGGCGAAGGTGTGGACCGCCGCGGACGGCGTGAAGGTTACCAACCAGGAACTCGCCGACGACGGCATCATCAGCACGCTCATCAACACGATGCTGCAGCGCAACCTCGAATCCTACCTGGAGAACATCATCCTCAACGGAAAGGCCCAGACCGACGACGGGGAGGCGACCGGCAACCCGAACGGCATCCTGAACACGCCCGGCACGCTCACCCAGGCGTTCGCCACGGACATCTTCACCACGACCCGCAAGGCCAAGACCGCGCTCGGCAAGCTCGGCGTCGCCATCCAGGCGATCGTCCTGAACCCGGAGGACAACGAGACGATCGACCTGACCAAGGACGCCAACGGACGCTTTTTCGGGCAGGGCCCGTTCGCCGCAGGCCCGAACACCCTGTGGGGCATCCCGCGCATCGAATCGCAGGCGGTCCCCGTCGGCACCGCCATCATGGGCGACTTCAGCACGGTCCAGCTGCTCAACCGCGAGCCGCGCACCGTGACCGCGTTCAACCAGAACGAGGACGACGCGCGCCACAACCTGACCTACGTGCGCGCCGAGGAACGCAACCTGCTGTTCATCCGCGAACCCAAGCGCCTCAACATCGTCAAGCTCGCCAAGTAGCAGGGAGGCCCCGTCATGGCCAGCAACGACACCCCCGGGCCGCCTCCGCTCGTCTCCGTCGAACAACTGGCGGCCAAGACCGGCGCGAAACCGGACGACGACCGGCTCAAACTCGCCGCGGCCATGGCCTCGGCCCGATTCCGCGAACAGACCGGCAACCCGATCAGCCTGACCGAGGAGACCATCGTCATGGACTCGCCCGGCTGCAGGACGCTCGTGCTGCCCGTCTGGCCGGTATCGGACGTGCGGGATCTGAGGATAGCCGGCAATCCGGTCGACGACTACGAGTGGACCCATGACGGCATGATCCGCACCCGTGATCCGTTGCCCGACCTGTGGCGGGGCATCACCCTGACCTACACGCACGGCTACGATCCGATTCCCCAGGGCATACAGGACGTGGTCCTCGAACAGGCGCAGGCCATGGTCGAACTGCTGCCGACCGTCGTGTCCTACACGCAC